CCATCACCGCGAAAAACAAAGGCACCGAAGGCAATATCATCCGTATCCTGGCGGACTGTACCGCCACCGGTATCACTACTGCCGTTACGGCAATGGCAGGCGGCGCAGCCAATCCCGATATCCAGCCCGCGCTCACTGCCGTAATCGCCGAAGGCCACGATATTATTGCCTGCGGCATCAGCGATGAGGCCAACCTCATCAAACTGCGCGCCCACCTCGAAAAAGTCGGCGCACCGACCGAAAAACGCTGGGCGATTGGTGTGTACGGACACGGCGGCACATTGGCCACCGCCACCACCTTGGCCGGCAAACTCAACAACGGCTTTATGCTCTGCGCTTGGTATCGCGGCACGCCCAGCCTGCCGTGCGAACTGGCGGCAGCTTTTGCCTCCGTGATGGCGAGCGAAGAAGACCCCGCCCGCCCGTTGAACACGCTGGCCTTGGAAGGCATCGGCCTGTGCGACAGCAAAGACAAAACCATGCGTGCCGAACAGGAAAACGCGCTCTACAACGGCGTGGCGCCGGTGGAAACCAGTCCGGACGGCAGCCGGGCGCAGATTGTGCGGGCGATTACCACCTACACCAAAACCGCCAACGGCACCGCCGACGAGAGCCTGCTGGACGTAACCACCGTACGCACCCTGATTTACGTGAGCAAAGCCTGCATCCAGCGCGTGGCCTTGCGCTTCCCACGCGAGAAACTATCCGACAAAACCCCGGCGCGGGTGCGCAGCGAGCTCATCGACGTGCTGATGCGCTGCGAAGAGCTCGAGATTTTGGAACAGGTGGAGGCCAACCTGTCCAACCTCATCGTGGAGAGGGACAAGCAAAACGTGAATATGCTGGATGTGCGCATCCCGTCCGACGTAGTGAACGGCCTGCACGTGGTCGGCATGGTGGTAGACCTCTATTTATAGGAGCATAAAACATGAGTACCGAATACATCGGCAGCGTAACCCTCTATCTCGACGCGGCGGAGGTGGAAATCACCAAAATCGACGTCAAAGACAGCACCGGCCGCAAGCCCGTGAAAACCATGAACCGCAGCCGCCGCACCAAAGGCTTTACCCGCGGCGTGGGCCAATACGACATCACCGCCACCGCCGTGATGCCCACCGACGGCACCGCCATCAACTGGGGCAGCATCGAGGACGCCAAAATCTCGCTGGTGCCCGACGTGCCCGGCGCGAAACCCACCAGCTACCTCGGCTTCTGCGTAACCGAAGTGGGCGAGAGCTACACGGTCGACAACGAGATGGTGATTGATATTACCGGCTTTGCCATCCGCAAGGTGTTGGAGTAAAGGCTACCTGAAAAATAATGAGGCCGTCTGAATCTAATTTCAGACGGCCTTTATCTACTTGTATTTAATTAGTCTTAATCCCTTGAATACTCATTAGAAAATCAATCAGATGTGTTAGTGTGCGAGGATTAAGCTGTCGGGTTAGGTGTAAAATTGTTTCTTCGCGTGGGCTACCAATCTTACCATTGGTTGTACCCAGTACCGCCAGCATATCACCAGTTAGCAACCAATGCAGATTAGTGCCGAAATATTTGAAATATTTGGATAAATAATCTGCATTTGGACTGCGTTCTCCGTATTCATATGCCTGAATAGCAGACCGGCTGACCTCAAACAACTCTGCCATTTGATCGCGCGACATCTTATGTTGTTCGCGAACTTTTTTCAGCCTTTCGCCCAAGGATTTGGCACTCAGGTCAAAATTATTATCCATAAAATCCCTAAAACAATTGACAACCTATTTTCAGGTTACTAAAATAACCTACAAATAGGTTCATATCTATTTAAATTAGTTCGGATTATAGCAAATTTATCATTATTTTGAAAGGATTATTATGCAAAAGTGCACTCCCGCCCAAGCGAAGCAATGGCTGAAAAATCAGAATATTACCGCTGCACAATGGGCACGCGATCACGGTTTCAACTCAGCCGACGTTAGTCGCGTCCTGAACGGTAAAACCAAGGCAGTACGTGGCATGGCTAGAGAAATCGCCATCAAGCTGAATATCCAACTTGACGGCGAATAGTGAGGCTGTTCTTAAACAAAAACCTCGTTTGTCCAATGTTCATTTAGACAGGAGCAATTATATCATGCAACCCCTGCAAGCATTTAAACAGACCGCCGTATTCCACGGCAATACACCCGTTTCCATTATCGACCACCAAGGCCGCTTCTGGCTGACTGCTGAAGATGTCGGACGATGTTTGGGCTATGGTCAAGGCAATGAGCGCGACGGCATCACTCGTGTTTATAACCGCCATATTGATGAATTCCTTTCGGAAGATTCAGTGACGGTCAAATTGACCGCAACTGACGGAAAGGGCTATGACACAAGGGTTTTCTCTAAAACTGGCTGCATCAAATTAGGATTTTTTGCCGGCACAAAATTAGCCAAAGAGTTTCGCACTTGGGCGGCGCGAATGCTGGCCGGCGGCAGTCCGGAAGCGGTGCTGTTGCAAAAATACCGCACTGCCTTTTTGCAAGCCTCCCCGCTGGAAGCGCGGCTTATCAGTTATCACGAAAAGGGGCTGACCCTGAGCGAAATCGGCAAGCTGGTGGATTTGGCGCCCGGCAGCGTGGCGCACCGGCTGAAAAGGCTGACCGAGCTGGAATTGGTAGATTACCGACCCGACCCCGAGTTGTCGGAGCGTGGCAAACGCGGGCGGGCAAGGATGTTGGCCAAACGTGCCCAGCAGGCTTTGGCATTGGAGGATTAAATATGTATACACCGGATCAAAACTTGGTGGTGGATATGTACACCACCCGCGATGCGCTACGCTACGTGGCGGAAAACCTGATTACCTACCAGCATAAGCCTGATTTGGCCGGTTGTGCCCTGCTGGTGATTGCCGAACAGATGAAACAGCAAATCGACATATTAGACCGGCAGGACTGTAAGCAGGAAATTGGCAGTCAATCCTAACCTCTGAACCACTTCAACACCTTCCCCCTAAGCCTTTAAACGATAATTAAACCTACATTTTTATTCGGTTTAATCCACGTTTAAAGGCTTTTCTTATGTCCGACAAAAATTCCAAAACCCCTGTTATCGACCCGCTGGATAATGCGACGGCGGAGTTTAACCTCACCGTGGCCGAAGACGGCCTAACGGTTTCAGGTAGCCTGAAATATGGCATTTTGCACAATAACGAATGGCATTACGATTTTGCCATGCACCTGCTCACGGTGCGCGAGGATATGGCGATTGACACACAGCTGGAGGGACAGGCGCGGTTGTTGGAGAGCTATGCTCTGTCGCTCGACCGTTTGGGCGGTATCCCGGCGGAGCAAATCAGTGCCGATATTTTGGCCGACGGCTTAGTGGCCACCGATTTTGATGCCCTGTTTTTTGCCCAAGAGTTGTTGGCAAAAAAGCGTCTGCGGCCAAGCTCGACCGCTACCGTTTAGCCGTATTGATGCTGGGGCGCTTCGGGCTGCCTGAAGAGCGGGTGTTGTCCATGACCCTGCCCGAGCTCAACAGCTTTATGCGGCAGGCGCGCCAGTTGCTGTCGGCCTATCAGGTGGTACCTATTCCCGTACCGACCCCGGCTGCCAAACCAACCGCCGCGCCGCCGGGCAAATCCAGCGGCACCACCTTTATCAGCAAGCGAGTGAAGAAACATGAGCAGTAACACCTTAGAGCTGATTGCCAAGTTTAAAGATAACGCCAGTCAAGGGCTGCGGCGGTTAATGAATGAGACCGAGCGCAGCGCCTCGGCACAAGGCCGCGCTTGGGCGCAGGCTTCCCGGCAGCGGCAGCAGGCCATCAACGCCTATCAGCGGCTCGGTATCCGCTCCGAGCAACAAATCCGCCGCGAAATTCAGCTCACACAGGCGGCCTACAACCGCTTGGCGCGCTCCGGCACGCTGTCGCAGCGCGAGCTGGCGCGGGCGGCGGAGGCCAACCGTCAAAACATCCGCCGCCTGAATAGCGAATTGCGCAGCAGCAGCGGACAGATGGGGCGCTGGCAGCGCATGATGCGCGGCGGCGGAAGGGCTTTTGATGCCGTTACCCGAGGCGGCGCGGCCTTAATGGCGGGCGGTTATGTGCTGGCGCAACCGGTACGGCGCACGATGGATTACGACACCGAGCTGCGCCATGTAACCAATGTGGCCTACGCCGGCAAGAGTATGGCCGAGCGGCAGGACGGGATGGCCAGTATCAATCAAACCGTAATGGATGCTGCTTATGCGGGGGCTGCAACGCGGGAGGATACATTGGGTGCATACAGCACTATGCTGTCTATTGGTGCGGTAGATGGAGTAACTGCACAACGCTTGCTGCCGGAAATTATGAAGGCTGCTACCGCCTCCAATACCTCGCCGGAAGAAGTGGCTACGTTTGTATCGAAAGCTGTCGAACAAGGGGTAAAAGAATCTGATATTGGCGAACTTTTAGATAGAGCTGTGCAGTCAGGTAAAGATGGCGGTTTTGAATTTACCAATATGGTGCGCTGGATGCCTCAACTGCTGTCCCAATTGAAGGCCAGCGGTACGCCGCTGACAATGGACAACATTTCTTCATTGTTAAGCAAAAGCCAGATTGTCTTTACGGCTGCTGGCAGCCCAGATGAGGCTGGTAACAATATGGCTAATTTATTGGCCAAAATGAACAGTCAGGATACGATTAACCGAGCTAAGCGAATCACTATCAACGGCCAAAAAGGGTTTGATTTTACGGATGAAATGAACAAGCGGCAGGCCGATGGCATGAACACCATGGATGCGTTTATCGATGTCGCTAGGGAGATTGTGGATAAAGACCCAAGGAGTCGGGCGTTAATGGCACAAATCCAAGCGGCAGAAGGCGATGAAGCCAAGATGCAGCTTTTGGAAAACCAAAAGGCGCTGGTGGATAGTACGGCTATTGGGCAATTGGTGGCAGACAGGCAAGCGTTGATGGCATTGACACCGCTTATTGCCAATAGAAGCAAAGAAGCCGAATTAATGGCTGGGCAGAAAAATGCCAGCGGGG